TGCCCACCTGACCGCCATCGTCCGGGTCTATGTAGTCATCCCGCTCGGATTCGAGGCCGGATGACAGAATATCTACGTTATCGTCGCCTATCGTGCCCCTGAATCCCTCCAGGGCTTGGCGTATCTGTTCGGCTATTGAGTCCACCGTTCCTGCCGTCTTGGCGTACACGTCGAACTGTACGCGCCTCATGCAGAACCCGGAGGCGGCTTGTAAGTCCCTGACGTGATCTGAGCTGACAAGCGTAATAATTACATACGGCATTGAGGTAGCAGGGTTGTCCGCCACGTCATGGAAGAACGTCGCGTCAGACAGCCCCGAATACGAAGACAGATAGTCGTATAGTGCCGCCTTGACGCTCATTTCTTGGCCTCGCGTTCAATGCCCTTCCCTATATCCTTGGCTATCTCGGTGACTTCCGAACGATAGTGCTCATCAACGGCGGGACGAATAAACGGCTTCGCCTTCGCGCCCTTATGCCCGAACTCAACCGCGTAAGGATAGTAGTATTTATCGTCTGGGCTGATGCCCAATTCTTCTCTTGTCGGGTTCACGGGGCCAATTCGGATAAAGCTGCTTTTATTGCTACCAGAGCGAATCTTGGCGTTCTGGTAAGCGTTCAGCATCACCCCATCGTCAACCAGTCCAAGGCGCTGTATGTTCGCTACAATTCTTTTCTGGGTTCGTTTTGCGCCTTTCCTGATGGCCTGACGGGCTATCTTCTTCTGGGTTTTATCTACTAACTGCTCCAGCTTTTTCTCTAGTTCCTTATCGCCAAGGATGGAAATGTCAACTGCTGGCATTGAAATCCTCGATAGCGGTCACTTCCATCAGAATGTCTCGTTCCTGAGCATTGATGGGTTGTTCAATATTGAATACACGGTCGTTGTCACATCCCCTGCCTTTCTTAACCAGCCTCATGGACGGGGTTATTCTTAGTCCGGGCTGATGGCGGAAACGTATGATGTGCGTTATATGCTGGGCTATCTGTTCGCCCGTTACTTTCTCTTTAGCAGATACGGGCTGTATCTCGCACCACAGTTTTCTATTGTCCTTCCACGATTCCGTGGAATCACCGAAACTGTCCCTCGAGAGGGTTGGTTCCTGTAACCAGAGTGGGTGCTTCAGTCTACCTGCCGCAACTGAAATACTCATAAGCCGTAACGACGCGCCTTGTCCAGACAGGCCGTAACACCCATCGGAACATCACTAATAGAAACGCCAACTATTGCGGCCTCCCTGTTGGAGTTCCAATGCGATATAAGCATCTTCATGGCCCGTTTGATCTCTGCGGGAACATCAGACCTGTCAGTTCCGTATCCGGCCTTATAGACAATCGTGACAGAATTAGCCTTATCCTCTACTTCAGGCCATGAGAGTTCGTCATTTACGATCCGCGCCGGGGTCTGGTAGGTGTCTACTGTGTAATCTGTATAAGTCTGCTCGTTTCCGTCATTATCATTATATTTGACACTGGTAACAGATATAAGATTAGTCCTGGGAAGCGTGATAATCCGGTAGCTATCAGACCCATATACGCGATCGGGGAAGTGATCCATTTTGAGCGTTATGGTCTGCTCTAATATCGCAAGGTCTATATAGTCCTCGCAAAACTGGCGGGCCTCGACAATCATTTCATTGAGGTAATTGTCTTCATCGTCATATGTAAGACGAAGATGCTCCTTAACCTCATCAAGCGTAAGCGGCTCAATAGTCGGCGCTGTTGTTACCTTCCAGCTCATTCAGCCCATCCCGTCTCATGTGGTCGCGGTTTGCCGTGGTAGCAGATAATTGAGGCGTCCTTGCGCTGCTTGTGAACCTTTCGGCTCACGATCTTCCCCGGCATGATTTCCTGAAATGTCTTTGGCGCGAATCCAAGATTTTCATAGATGTAACGCTGGTCGCCGCCTCGTCTGTACTCTCGCATATATAATTCCGGGTCTTGTTTGAATCGCTCGTAGAGGTAGCGGTAATCCCCATCCCAGAACATCACGCCCGAACCATAAGGTGTTAATGACTTGGGGTATAGGAAGTCCTGCAACATGACAAACCCATCGAGGCAATCAGTTTCAATCGGGCCTCTGACGATAGTGTCAAGGTCCAGGTAGAGGCATGGTCCGGTAAACCGGAAAGCCTCAATCTTGCTCCACCATCCCGGCCAGTCGTGATTCAGCGGGACGTGCCCAACGTCAGATAAACAGGTGAACGTATAGCTGTGGGGTGCGTGCTCATCTAACCCCTTGAATAAGCGGAGGACATATTCTTCCGTATAACAACCGCCTGATTTCAGGACGCATATGAACCTAAACTGGCCTGACATCTTTACCGCCAACGCCAAACACTATGAGCTTGTTCCTGAGCATTGGCGTTATATCCAGTTCTTTGTGGTCGGATTTGTTGCGTATCTGACACAGCCGCCAGTGATCGGCTTTTTGACCCTCTTTCCATTGACCGCAAAGGCGCTTCCAGCTCTGTAAAAACTGATGCCCATTGCGGGATGGCGAAAAGTAGATAGCAGCGGCAGTAATCGGCAAAGTCTTCCATGGGTTTCTGCAAAACCCCACATCAAATCCAGAAGATGGAAGTATGGGTATATCTTTCAGTAGGGAATCCACATCTAGCCAAAGAACCGGCTTGTCAGTCAGGTACTTCTTAATGCAGCCTGGCTTGTAGAGACAGTGTTCCTGCTTTGTCCTGTCAGACGGGACTGTCTCAATAACGTAATCAGCGCCTAACTCGTCCAGGTTTTTAGAAAGTCGGCTCGCGTAACGCTGGTAATCATCATCCGTTGCGAACGAGACAATCTTGTAATTCACGGCTTTGTCTGCCGTGGCTCCCAGCCGCCCCGGTTATCGTGAAACTCGGGAAAGACGTGCAAATCCTCGTATTGTATTGTTATAGGCTGGTTGATAACGCTGCGCTCTATCATATCCAGCCATTGCCTGTGCTTCTCACGCGGCTTGTCTATGGCTCTGCCACGGTAATTCGTCTGTGACCGGAGAACGTCTTGCGTATCCCGAACAACAAACACAGTTGCCAAGTCTTCCGTTTGCAGTGCCTCCACCCACCGAAAGCAGGTTGCACCCTGTAGGCTGAAGCCGTCATTCTCCGCCATCCATGCGGACGCCATTTCCATATCAAGGTAGGGGCATGTATCCCCGGGTTTCCTCGGGACGGCTATATCGCATTCCCTGACAGCTTTAAGCCCGAGTTGATTTGCAATAATCTCCGAGGCAATGGTTGTACCTGATCGATGAGGACCAGTTACCAAGACCTTGTTGCAAGTTATTTCGTCAAACATGATTCCAATGTCTGCCTCGGTATATTTAAGGCCGTCTCCCTTGTGCAGTTCACAAGCTCAACACCCCTTTGTTTTAGGTCGTAGTGCATGGGCTCAAACTTCTCCACCCATCTTGAGAGCATGTCAGGACTTGGGTTTCCGGTATGCTTATGCTTGCCATGCCAATGAACTTGGTCATTTGTGTACTGCATGTCGAAACCTAGTAGGCATATCTTTGAAGCCCCTAGAAAGTAGGCGAGATTGATTGCCATATAACCCGAAGAACCGCCAGCGTGTAACGTCGTCGTCCCTAGACCCTTACCCTTCTTTCCTGGAGCATGAAGAAGTCCAAACTTTCTACAGGCTGGTGCGCTCCATGAGAACTTCATGCCCTCGAAGTCTTTCCATATATGCTGGTTTTTATCCCACCACAGAATGTCACAAGCGAACAGGGCGTCCGCCCAGGGCATTAACTGGACTGTCGAGTTGACGACAATCGTTTTTTCTTGCTTGAGCCGGTTCGTGTCTTCTTGTTTGAGGCTTGGTCCGCTGGCGACGACGAAGACTCGTTCGCCCTCCCAGATGCCAAAGGGACATCACCAACCTCGGTGGCTTCAACCTTCTTGGCTTCCTTAACTTCCTCAACCATGCCAGCTTCTACCCACTTTCGGCCTATCGTGCTATCCACCGTTATGGTGTCGCCTGTTGCGACATTGCCATGAACAGTGCTAATGAAATCCTTGAGTGCTTTTGCCTTCATAAAGACAGGGCGGGGTTATTAGCCCCGCCCATACTCCGTGTCTTATACGGTCAGGTCGCCGTACTGAATGGCAGCCGGACGGAAGCCCGCGAGGGCGGCCCGGAGTTCGGCACGAACCGTAATCAAGTTCTTCTGTACGTTTGTGTCGTCCTGCTCGTACATCTCAACGACAGCGCCCTGACGCATGAACAACTGCATCGCGGCACTGGAGCCGAGATAGAACTTGCCAGAGGCAACGTCGTTCGAGACGACAACCGGCATACCCCAGACCATCGGCGTCAGGCCGTTGTTGAGGTAGGAGACAGCCGCGTTCGCGGAAGCAACCAGGTAGCGGTCATCGCTCGACCCAACCTTCAGGCGCTCCATTGAGCCCCAATCAGCCGGGTTCAGGATGATGAAGTCCGGCGAATAGTCGGAAGCAATCACCGCATACTTGGCGCGGTTCAGCGTATCGAACTGATTATCGCCAGTGGTCGGGCTGAACGCCGTGCTCTTGTTAGTGCTGGACAGACCCTCGATATTGGGGCTTGTGCCATTACCCTTGAGCACCTGCTCCTGGAGCCGCTTACGGACGCCATGACGCAGGCGGCGATCAACATACGACTGAAGTGCCGGGGCATCATCGAGCACCTGCTTACTGACCTTGATCCAGTGAGCGATAGTGCGAACCGGCTCGTTGACCAGTTCAAATGTCAGGTCAGACTCAGGCTTGGAGCCACCTTCTGCGGTTTCCGCCGCATCATTCGTCCAGCTCAGTTCACGTGTGTACTCAATCGCATTACTGTTGGTCGTACCCATCGGCACGAAGTCCAGCACGTTGAGCATACGGAAAGCGCCGGGAACAATACCAGGCAGACGATCAGCCGGGACCAGCGTATCAGCCGGTTCCTGCGGGGAGCCTTCCTCGCCAATGATGGTGTTGTTCTGGACGTTCAAGCGGGCCTTGCCGGAGTTGCCAGCGCGGAAGGAATCAAACGCCTCAGAGGTCGTCAGTTCCTCGCCCCAGGTCTTTTCACGCTCCTTCTGGCCGCCCTTGTAGCCATCGGCTACCTTCTGCTCGACTTCCTGCACTCGGGCCTTCAAGGCATCGCTATTCTCGATAGCTTCCTTGTACTGCTCGGACAGAGCCTTGACTTCATCGCGCACTTCATTAGCCGCCTTACCGGCGTCCTGAACCTGCGCCTCGTACTTCTTAACCGATTCTTCGAGCTTGTTCTCGACCTCGGCTACTGCTTTATCAAGCAGTTCCTTCTCGTTGGGATCGCTCATAATAAAACTCCTTCAAAGGGATAGGTCTGTCTCTCGACAGTCCGTTAAACGCTACGCTGACAGGCGTTCAGTAAATGCCTGTAGCAATGTTGGTTGGTCATCACCGTCTCGGTGTTTGCCGCCAGCGTCACGCTGCGGGAAGCCATCTTTAATAGCGGCCTTCGCTTCCCTCTGGCTATAGCCTGCCTCACGCAAGCCTGCCTCAATTTCTCTTTTCAGTCGTCCTGGCACGTTGTTGTATATCGACAGGTCGAATAACGCCTGTGCTTTTTCTTCGCCCGTAACCGAATCTATGAATCCGTTGTCTTTGGCCTCGTTAGCGGTGAACCACGTCTCCGCGTTCATCCATTCCTCAACCTGATCTGCCTTATTACCCGTCCGATTGGCATAGGTCTTAACCAAAGAGCCATCTATCTTGCCAAGCATCTCGGACATCTCATCCATCGTTTGCTTGTCGCCAATGGAAAGCGCCCAGGCGTTATGAATCATCAGGAATGAGTTCTCAGCCATCTCAACCGTATCGCCCGCCATAGCTATGACAGATGCAGCAGAAGCGGCCATGCCTGTGACCTTGACGTTAATTTTGGCGGGGTGCTCAACCAAATCGTTATAGATAGCGATGCCGTCAAATACGTCACCGCCCGGAGAGTTGATTCGCAAATCTATCTCCTTCATGGAAGACAAAGCGTCCAACTCCCGCCGCATATCAGATGCGCTGATGCCGAACATGCCAATATCTTCGTATATGGAAATCGTCGCCTTCTCTGATGCTGACTTCACATCAAATGAACGATTCATGGCCCGGAAGAACCGCGTACCACGATTCTCAGGCAGCGTTATTCCCGTTATCTTCTCCATTCGTCTCACCTTGAGCGGCCCGACTAAGCGGGACCATTGTTGAATTGACATACAGTTCGTCACCGCCCTCTATAGCGGGCAGGTTTTCCATATTACCTGCGAATGAATTGTTCAGTTTCCACTAT